GAAAGAGTCCACTTTATTATTTAATGTAAGGAGAAAGTAGTATGGTTGATAGTTACGACAACACAAACAGAGGTAGTATTTGGAAGAATGACAGGCGTGAAACTGAACGCCACCCTCACTTCACAGGAGTAGCAAATATAGATGGTAAGGAGTTCTATGTTTCTGCTTGGAAGAGAAGCGAAGATGCTAACCCAAAAGCACCAGCCTTAACCTTTAGTTTCAAACCTAAAGATGGAGTGGTTGAATCAACATCTGATTTTAAAGTCGCTGAAGAAGATGAGGATATACCTTGGTGAAGATACCATCCTATCCAGCCAAGGCAAAGGAGAGTGATGAGTACACCTTGAATCCGTCTAAAGATAGGTGGGTTCGGGTGTTCACATTAGATGATGGAACTAAGTGGACAGTTACAGAAGCACAAAAGAGATTAAACTTTAAACATAAGATGAAGTTTAGCACCTCAACTGCGAGAGGTAGGTTATTGAAATACACCTCGCCAGAGAAAGTCTTTATGCCATTGAAAAGAACTAATAATAAACATGGCAGACCTAAGGGTTATCACAGACCCACATCTAAAGAAGAACTCAAAAGCAGAGAGTGGTTGAACTTTGCATTAAAGCATATTGGGGGTGGTAAATGAAAATGAGGTTTAAAGAAAATACTATGGCAAGAATATTATATCTAAGATTATGTTGCTTACTTGTTGTATTAAGATATTATATTGTACTGGAATTATATTTTCCAGCAAAGAAATTCTATCGAGCAGTTGGATTTATGTTTACTTTAAGAATTAAAGATAAAGTACCATTGCGTTTAGGTTGGTATGTTGCTCAAGAGATAATAAGAAAAGTGGATGCGAATGAACTATGAAACTAGAACTAGACAAAAGCAATAAATCAATTAAGGGTTTTCTTGTGTATTTATATTTAAAATATATCTTCTTGCCGTATTTAGATTTAAGATTTAAATTAGGAATACCTCATATTCCTAAGGATAGTAAATTTCTAAATAGCAAAAGAAATATGGAGAAGTTTAAATGACAACTGATGAACTAAATACCAAAGTTCTAAAACTCTTAATAGAACATTTAAAACATGAGAAAAAAGATGATAAGAACGCAGAGTATATAAGAGTAAACGCAGAATGGCTTTTAAATCTTATTGGTGTTGCTTATACAAGTGTAATACTTAATGAAGAATTTAATCCTAGAGATGCGTGGAGAGTAGAAGATGGTGCAGAACTCTGTGGAGAGATGGAGAGGTTTAAATGAACTCTAGTGATGCTGAACAATCAGTTATAGGTGGCTTATTAATCAATCCTGTTATCCCTAGAGTAAGAGCAACTGGTCTAGTTTCTTCTGACTTCTCTGATAAGATGTTAGGCAAGTGCTATGACTATCTTATATCTATGTTTAAAGAGGAAGAACAAATAGATATACTTACAACTAGAGATTACATAGAACGAAAGGTTGGTGCAGCCAATGACTTTACCTTTTCTTATCTTGGTACACTAGCCAATAACTGTACTGGTATAGAGAACATTGATACCTATGCTAAACACATTCGGACTACAAGAATCTGTAATGAGATAGAGGATTTAAAAGAACATATCTCATACAACAACTATCAAAAGTCAGCAGACAAAATACAGAAACTTCAGTCTGACTTGGCTGATGCCCATGAAGATGGTATGCAACACATTGTATCGCAGACAATAGACTACATAGATGACCTACAAAAGAATGGTGCTGGTCTATCAACTGGTTTTGAATCCATTGATAAACTACTCAATGGTCTAAGGAATGGAACTCTAACCATCATAGCAGGGCGACCAAGTATGGGTAAATCTACATTGGCTATGAACTTCGCTAACAATATATCAAAGAACAAGAGTGTACTATTCTATTCATTAGAGATGACTCAAGTACAACTGATGATGAAACTGGTATCAAGTGAAACTAATATTCCTTTATGGAAAGTAGAAAGAAATCAACTAACTGAAGATGAAAACGATAGATGGTATAAAGCATTAGCACAGGCTGGTAATAAGAATATGACTATAATAGATAAGGGTGGTATAACTGCTGAAGATATTGTAGTGAAAGCAAGACAACTACATGGACAACACGAACTTGGTTTGATTGTTGTGGACTATTTACAGATAATGAAGTACGATAAATCAAAAGAAGTAAGTGAACTAGGAAACATAACAAGAGAATTAAAATATCTCTCTAAGGAACTAGACATACCTGTAATTCTATTATCTCAATTAAGCCGTGGGGTAGAGTATCGTGGAAACAAACGCCCTCTTATGAGTGATTTACGCTCGTCTGGTGAGATTGAGCAAGATGCTGATGTAATTATGATGTGTTATAGAGATGAATACTACACAAAAGAAGCATCAACAGAGAAAGGTATGGCTGAAATCATTATAGCCAAGAACAGAATGGGTCAAAGTGGATTCGTTCAATGTAAATTTGAAGGTGATTACTCTAAATTTTCCGACACCGAGTTAGATATATGGTAAAATCCAACATACTTATGGAAAGTAAGTACATTAGAAGCAGTAAAGATAAACCCTGCCAAGTTATGTTGGAAGGCTGTATGCCCGAAAACAACAGCGTAGAATTTATGCACTTAAACAGTAATGGTATGAAGCCCTTGGATATTCAAGGTGTGTATGCCTGTTTAAATTGTAGAGATATTATTAATGATGAAAGGAAAGTTGAGCCACCTTATGAAAAGGAATGGTTAGAGTTACAACAACTTCGTGCCGTCATAAGAACACAGAGAATTATGCACAGGAATGGACTGTTAGGTTGTCTGAAGTTATAGTGTATGATATGTAGAAAGTTTATCAATATAGGAGAGTAGAATGTTAGATAAAGTAATGAGCATCGCAGATGCAAGTATAAATGTAGGTATTAAATTGATTAGTTTGGCAATCGTGCTACAGATTGTATTCGGTCATTCAGTGCCTTTCTTAGGTGGTAATGTGATAGGCACAATCATCGGTATAGTCCATGAACTTGGCTCTGCTGGTTTGGTTGGTTTATTAGCAGCGTTGATTATATGGCGTTTGCTGGATGATGATGTAAGAAAGGAGTTGTCCGAATGAACTACCAAGAGTTAATTGACAAAGTATTAAAGAACAAAAGCCTTACAGTATTCCTAGCGATTGTTGTAGTGGCTATGTTTTTTGGGTGGATAGGTGGCTGATAAAACAAGCGACTCAATTTCCCCCGACTACTATAAGGTCGGGAAAAGAATAGAAGTTATTGATTTTATCATCGACCAACAGATGGATTATTTGACGGCATCAGCAGTGAAGTATTTATGCAGATGGCAACACAAACATCGTGGCAATAAAGTCGGGCAAATACAGGATTTACGCAAGGCTCGTTTCTTTATCGAAAAACAGATAGAGGAACAAATGAAAGATAATGGCGACAGGCATGAGTCATAAGAAGCCACACCCAATTAGAAATAAACTACATCACGCAGTCCGTCATAGCGTGATGTTTCTTCCTAAAAAGATTTTAAATAAGAAGAAGGAAAGCAAGAAGTACCCACAGTATGAGCATACAAGATGAAGAATGGTATGGAACTAGCGTACATAATTATAATGAGGAACAATCATTAGATAAGATTTTAGAACTGTGCAAAGAAGCACTAGAGTTAGCAAGAGAGGAAGATGAACCAAGAGATATGCAAATAAGGTTCTTGTTAAGTATGGCAGTTGAACACTTAGAGTCTTTTAGATATGAAAACCCAGATTATCTCACATCAGTTTGACATTAATCCAGTTCCCGCAGCAAGACCTAGGGTAAGTAGATGGTCTACATACTACCCTAAGAAGTACACTCAGTTCAAAAAAGATATGGAAGCACTTACAGGTGAGTTAGACACGACACCCTGTGAAAACCTAGTCTGTGTTTCCCTAGAGTTTATGATTAAGATACCTCAGTCTTGGTCAAAAAAGAAAAGACTAGCAGGTGAGAACACCTATTGTAATAATAATTCTGATATTGATAATTATATCAAAGCAATATTAGACTCATTGAATGGTGTTTATTTTATAGATGATAGACAAGTAGTTGAGGTTTTTGCTATTAAGAAATATAGTAATGAACCAAGAATACTATTTAAGATGATGGAGATGGATAATGACAAGAGGGGAGATGTGTGAACAGTTAGCAGAAGATTATGCCAAGAGGGCAGCAGTATTAAGATATTCGTTTGAAGATGCCTATAATAAATATATAAAAAGATTAAACAAACGAACGGATGATGAGATTCTGGAGCAATTCACAGTAGCAAATCTAACCAACTTGCCAAGTAAGAAACTAAATAGAACAGAAGAGTATATAATAACTACTAATGATGATGACTGTGAAGATGGAGTATGTAAATTATGAAATTATATTATGCAGGATTTTGTGTTTGGCTTTTATTACTTGTTGTAATGCTATCAAGTTGTAGTGAATTTGAAGCAAAGATAGAAGAGATGAATATAATAACTCAACCTGCATTAGATGAACAAATGCACAAAAATGACGGACTTCAACAGTAAACAATATAAGAGAGTAATAGCAGCGTGTAAGGAACGAGATAAGTTTCCTACACAGGCTTGGATTCCAGATAAGGAAAAATGTGTACACGCAAAGTTACACGATGCACAAGATGAATTGATTAATTTTGAAGAGGACTCTGAATATCAAAGAATGTTTAATCAGCATACTGATGCTATGAAACAGCAATCAGAACTTATAAACAGGTGGGTTAAAGAGGAAGAAAAAAGATTACCACCAAAGCCACCTAAATCTCCATACGAATAGTTTGCCTATACAAAATATAAAGTGTATAATAAAGGTAATTTAATTACAAAGGTAAGACGATGACTGAGAAGGCAACACATCAAATTAATGTTAAAGTAAATAAAACAGATTTGGATTTCATTAATGCAAAGGCTCGAAGATATAATATATCTCGTTCTGCCTTGATGAAAATTGCTGCACTTAATGTAGAATTAAGTGTTGAACAGTTAGACCAACCTTTAAGGATGCCAAAGACATAATTTCAAGGGGGTAACTTCCGACAATGAGTACATCATTGCATTATCATCTCCCCCAATTCAATGGATGATAATGGATTTATTAACTGTCGTTGCTGCGGGTATGTACAAGCCAACAGGCAGGGTCTAGTTAGCCTAAGATGCGAGTTTTCTACCTTGTACTTGTGCCACAAACAAGGTATCTTAATAGAGTTCCTCTTCACGCCACTTCTTATTCCAGTCGTGGGCAGCCTTTAATCTACGATTCATGTGAGGCTTTCCAGCCTTTTCATAGACATTAGCAAAGGTTCTAGTCTTTTTACTTACCTCAACCCTATCTTGAGCACCCTGTGAGAGAGCCATAGGTGTGGGTACAGGCTCATCTAATGACTCCTGTAGTACTCCCCTAGCTCTCCACCCTAAATCGTGCCCGTATTCCCCTGTGGCGTAAATATTATCATGAACAAATTTAGCTTGACTGAAATGAGTATCTGGAATCTTATTGCCTTTTATCCAATCAAAGTAATCATCTTTATGCCTACCTGTAAATTGGAATAGACCATATCCACCACCACCACCTTTCTGTTTTTGAGTGTGGTCAAATGTATTTCCAGTTTCAACGGCAATATTTCCCATAATGGCTGCTATATCATCATCACCAAACCCTGCTCTTTTCAAAGCATCTATGGTTTCTCGCTCATCGTCAGTCAGCATCCCCATAATTAGAGGCTAGGTCTTTTCTTAGGTGATAAATCTACAAACTCTTCTTGCTCAACTTCTTCATATTCACCTGTAGATGGATTGTAGACTAGAGTTCCTACATCTTGTGCTTTAAGCCAACTAGGCTTATCTCCATATAGGTTTACAGCCTCTTCATATCCCTCTTCAGTTTTCCAGTAAGGGTCTTTTTCGTTTACACTCCAGAAGTTTGTTCCTTCTTTCATTTCCCAACCTGCTTTCTCACCTCTAAGATTCTCTATTTCAGTAGCCTTTCTTCTACCATCAGTATCTTTTTCTGATTCATCAGCAGTTCTACCCTCTTCTACTCGGCTTGTATCTACATCTTCTTCAACATCTTCTTCAACATCACTTTCACCAACATCAATTTGAGGAAGGTTCATAGGTCTTTTATCAGTAACATCTCTAATAGAAGCATCATCATCTTCAACTTCTTCAACCTCAACTCCAGAAATATTCATACCACTTCCATGCTCACCAGTTTCTCCACTTCCTAAATCAGCAGAACTACCAGCAATGTCGCCTTTTTTATCTTCCTTCGGAAAATAAGATACCCATTCGCCATCATCATAGTAACCTAGTGGACTTTTAGCTACTATTGGTATACCTGTATCTTCAAAATCTTGCTCCGTCATATTGTTGGCTATGGTTTGTAGTTCCTCTGTCATTTCATCACCAGCCACTAACGCATCAAATAACTTCTTTTCATCAACAGTCATTTCTCTAGTCATTGGTAATCCTAAAGAGTTGGTTTTACCACCCTCATTCTGACCAGTTAAATCCATACCACTTCCTGCTTCTAATAAACTACCATCTTGCCCTCTCTCACCATCTAATCCTATTGCTGTTGTTTCATTTCCAGCAGCAGCCTTGAGATTCATAGCTTTCTTATCCTCTGCTATCTCAGTCTGCTCATCAGCTTTTAACTGTGCTATCTCAGCTTTAGCAGCCTCCATTTGAGCCTGTAACTCTGCTATTCTTACATCTCTTGGATGTGCCATATCTTACTCCTTTATTATATTATTTTTCTAACGGTCTTTGATAAGTAGGGAATCCTACTCCACCAAACATACTAGGTATAACTTCTTCTTTCCAATCTTCACCTTGTCTTATTGCTCTAGTAAGTTTATTAAACGATATGGGCGTAAATTTATTTCCCACCCACCATTTCATTTGTTGAGGGTCTGACATATCTAAGTATCTGCCTGTAACTTGACCACCTCTAAACCATAATCTTTCTGCATCACCATGTTTCATTGAAACCCATTCTCTTCCCATAATAGCTTCAAGACCTATCTTTGGTGCTGCTGCTGTCTTATTAAGGAAGGTGTGTATTGGATTTGCCAACCAATGTAGTGGTTCTGCAATCTGTTTTGACACCACAATCTCTTCTCCAGCACCTATATTAAGCCTACCTGTGTACCAAAACTCATTGAAATCGAATGGCTTATAATCTGGGTCATCCTCATCAGTAATTAATGAGTGTAATATGTACGCTAATGCAGATGTAGAAGCCAATGCTCTCACCCAGTAACCCATATAAAGATTCCATTCTGCCATTTCTCTAGGCGTGAATTTCTCCCCTTTAGCTATTTTCCCAAATAAGTCTTTGGTCATACCCATACCTCTGAATCCAATTCTAAGGTTTGATACTGTCCAGTCTGGTGAGAACAATGCTAGGTTACTTAACTTCGCTTTTGATGGCGTTGTCCATAAAGCCAACCATTGATACATCTGACCTTTTGGATTGTTAGCATTTTCTATGGCTTTCTTCTGCCATTCCATTGCTAACTTGGCGTGTCTTTGTCCACCAAAAGCATCATTTACAAAAGAAGCAGCAATCTCACTAGCCTCTGCCTCACTCAATGCTTCCCATTTTCCTAAATCCTTGCCACGCATCCTACTAATGAATGGCATTATCTTGCCAATACCTCTGGGCGTGGTACTCATCATTCTTTGTTTCATTGTAAAGTAAGCAAATGCTTTACTTATATCGTGAGTCTTATCCCAAGTCCACTTATCAATACTTCCTTGTATTTTTGATAAAGGTGGTGCGTGTTTATCCATTAAGGCTTTAACAGTATTATAACCAGCATCAACAAATTCATTAGCCTTCATACCTAAACCAACACCAGCATCAGCCAACTCTTTTACTTTGTCTATACCATATATCTCACCTGTTACCTCATCACCATGTATATTCTTTTTAGTGATAGGCTTTCCAAATTTATCTTTTCCATAACTTACCCATTCACCTCTCATTATTTTTCTAATTTCTTTAAGTCTTGCTCGACCTGCTCTACCTCTGGCAGTAAGTGGTAATAACTCTCCAAGGAATCCAGAATAAGCACCAGATAGAACCAATGCTTGTGCGTGGAAGAAAGAGAATGATACTGCTAATCTCTTCAAAGCGTTGTTTACAATGATTGTTTTATTTAACAGACCTTCTGTAGCCAACTCTGGAGCAAAGAAATCATCAAGAGCATTTCTCATTAATGGATGTACTAACTTATCTCTAAGTGCTGGATGGTTACTTGTTTCGTAACCTAACTTTTGCCTAACATAGTCTTTCATCTTCCAAGACTTACCATCTATACGCAAGATTCTATTCATCTCGCCCTCTTTGATGATTACACCAAATGCGTTCTTACCATGTAATACAGCATCTTGTTGTAGGATTCTTACAATATTTGCACCAGCAATAGCCTTTGACATTGACCTTGAATAAGCATCCAGTATCTTAAATACATCAGTTTCAATGTTTTCAGTTTCTGCTATTGTCTTTATATCTTCAACAATTTTTCTTTGCTTACCAAAACTAGAAAAGTTTGTGAAGTCAGAACCTTTATCTTTTAATCTCTTTTGAAATGCCGTAATTTCAGATTCTGTTAGTGGTTTCTTACCTAGTCTATAGATATGTGTTACATAATCTGCTATAAACTGGTCTGACTTTAAAACTCCTGCTTCTATTGCTGCCCTTCTAAAAGTTTCCATTAATTTTCTATATGCATCAAGAGCATTTTGAACATCTTGTGGTAGTTTATGCCTACCTTGAATACCATAGTCTATTCCATCTATAACCTTATTTTTTTTACTAAAATGTTCAAGATATGTTAGAAATTTTATATTACCTATCGTTGGGTGTTCGCCCTTTAAAACTTGAGCAAGTACATTTAAAGTCTTTCCAGTTTCTGCTTGTAAGACATGTTTGATGCCCTCACTCTTAGCCATAGTGCTATAGAGTTTTAATTTCATCATGGCTTTACTTCTATTAATTCCTCTTAATTGCCTTCTAGCAAGTACAGCACCAGTCATTCCAAGTATTCCACCTAAAGTTTTATCATCTTCCAAGATGTAATAACCTGCTGCACCACCAATAGCACCAGCCTTGGCTATTTGCTTTCCTTTAGGCATTGGTAAGTCTGCATGTCTTGGCTTGAATAAGTGTCTAAAAGACTCAGTACCCCTAACCTCTGTTAATTTCTCCTTTCCTAATGCTGTTTCTCTTTTAGTTCCCCATTGGGTATTTTTAGGACTGTTATATCTTTGTTCTGGTGGCATACCTTTTGCTTCTTTCTCAAGAAATTTTGAAGAATTTTTTTCTATATCCTTTGCTGTTTCTTTAGCAGCAAGAGCAGATGCCTCTTCATTTGTATATTTTGCTACACCATCTTTATTTCTTTCTAAAAGAAGTTTTGATTTACCCCTATTAATAATACTTGTTATCAATTCTTCTGCTGGAATCGACTCTACCAAAGCCCTTTCTCCTGCGGTCATTTGATTCAAATTCTGTTTATCTACTTGTTGTTGAACATATATTGCCCTTTCTTTCCAGAGATTATGTCTATCAATCTGATTTAACCCTTCTGGTAACTTTGCCTTATTTGGAACTTCTCTAAAACTTATATTCTTAGTTTCTAAACCTAGAGCATCAACTGGTACTACTTCCTTTTCAACTGGTTTCTCCCAAACTCCTTTTGTACCATCTGGTGCTACTGCCTGTTTGTTAAACTTATAGCCTTCGGCAATCCTGTTCTGTAAATCCTGCATCCTTCTTTGCCAACCTACATCCCAACCTAGAGCCTCACCTTTTGAGCCATCTGGTTTTTTTACCTCTCTCCATTTAAGTTCTTCACCTGTATTTTTAAGAAGAGATAACTTTTTCTCAGCATTTATAGAGCCTTGTTTAGATAATAACCAACTATGTGCACCTGTACTTTTAGTTACAGCACCAAAAGCAGAGCCTAATAAAGCACCTAATGCCAGACCTCTTTCTATATTCTCTTTCTTTATATGACCATTGAATGTTAAATCATGTAAGGCTTCATAAGTTCCAGCATAAGTAGCACCTTCAGCAGCCCTTCCGACTACTGCTCTACCCCTGTTACTTTGCATTGCTCTTGACAATCCTTGTACATATTTAGGTTGTATCTTAATTGCTGCTTGAGCCAATCTTGTTGCTTGTAGCATTTGTGCTGACCTTGCTGCACCTTGACCAGCTAAACTTGGTATTCTAAGAAACCCTAATAATAATAACTCTGGGTCTTTTACAATCATACCTGTAAGAGAACCCAACATATATCTTGGATTTGTAGCAGCCAACTTGCCAAATTCCCAAAGACCTTTCATCACACCAAGTTCTTCTTCATCATATCCATATTTCTTTTGAACATCAGAAATATCACCATTATGATTATCATAGGCATCATACATATCAGCCTCAAAGTTTTTCATGGTTGTATGATTAGCTTCTATGTCAGCCTGTTCTTCAGCGTTTAGTGGTCTTATCTTTTCTAAATCATCATAGAATTTTAATAAGGCTTGTGAATCTGTATAACCCACCATCTTACCCCATTGCGACATTTGTTCTTTGAACCATGTATCTTTTTCTTCATCTTCAGTCTTATGGATATTTTCCCACCATCTATAGATAATAGACTCAGTATCATTAAAACCAGCAGCAAATCCACCAAGTTCTTGATACCTAGGTGCTATGTTTTCATAGTAGTCCATGGTTAGGTCTACTTCTTCTTTTGATTTCTTAGAAGAAACAGTAACTAAACCAACGCCATCTATAAATTTAGTTGCCATTTAATATGAACCACCTAACGGTGTCCACCAAGAATCAACAGTAAGGGGGGTTGCCATAGCTACTTTAGGTGGAAACCTTCTTTTTAATTCTTCATGTAATTTTAAATCATCTCCCTGTAAAATTCTACCTTCATCAACAAGTCTATCTAATCTTTCCTTCTGTGCAAGAGCAATCTTATTAGTCCATTTAGAAGTAATAGGAAAATTAGTATCATTTACTTCAACTGCCTGTCCAGCACCTTGATTCGCTTCACTACCTGCTTCTACTCCAGTTGTGGTAGTGTCTTTTTCTGTATCAATTCTACCCATTGCTGTTAATAGATTATCAGCCACATCTCTATTACCATGTGTTCCTATCCATTCTATAAACTTTTCAGTTAGAGCAGAATCATCACCGATTGCCTCTTCTATCTGTGTTTTATTAAAACCACCTTGGTAACTATCTGCAAACTGTTGAATTAAATTCCTTACTTCGTCAAGGCGTGATTTTCTTCTGCTATTAAAATTATCTTTACCACCCTTATAGGTTGAATCATCGTATGCAACTAATTGTGGTTCTACTATACCTAAATAAGCATCTATTACATCTGTATTTAAAACACTACCTTCAAGTGTTCTACCAATCTTTTTCCAATCATCTGCTGTTGGTTTAAGTAGAGATGCAGCATTATATGCCTTAGTTGCCTCATTCTTCTCCATCTCCATAGAAACCTGTCTTACTTGCATCGCTAAATCTCCAAAGCCATTCTTGGATAGTTCTTCAGCAAGTTCATTTAATTCTTCTGGTGTACGAGGGTCTGGGAATTTCTTTTGAATCTCATCAAGAAGGTTCTGTCTTTTCATCATTGGATGTTGTCCACCCAATAAACCAGCTATACCAGCACTTCCCATATATGCTTGACCATAGGTACTCGCTGTCATTGGAGCATATTTTGAGCGGTCAAGTTGTCCAAAAGACATAGCCTCATTGAACATAGCACTATTTATAGCCTGTTCTGTACTATATCTATCTCCGAACATCCCTTCAAAATCGTATGTTGCCATTATTTATCTCCTCATTAATCTTTTACCTACCAAATAACATAGAGGTTCAAGAACAAATCTCCAAGCCTGTCCAATTCTATCTCTCTTCTTGCCATACATCTCAGCTTTAAGGTCAGCAGTTCTGTGTTTAACTACATGCTTCAGCCAAGCGTATGTAGGCTTACCATACCACTTCTTACGAATCCTTAACATAGGTAGACATAATGCGTGATAACCCTTCTCTATCTCTGGCTTATCTTTGTAATTCAATTCAGAATATTTAAGCCATATAGCATTGCGATAAGCACCGAATCCATAATCTTCATTCATGGCAGTACAGACAATCTTACTAAATAGTCCACCACCCCCACTACCAGCACCACCCATCATATCCCATAGACCTTTTCTTTTGCCGTAATCTCTACTTGCAAGTTGGTTGGCTATATTAGCAGATGCTCCAGAAATACCCTCTACATTTCTAATTTGTGTTCCTTGTCCTGTAAGTCTACCCTCTTGGATGAATGGAATTTGTACACCGCCCATAGCCATAGCTGTAGATAAATCTTGCTGACCTCTGGCTCTTTCCATATCCATTAAACTTTGTGATTGCATCAGAGCATCAGCAAAGTCTTGAGCATTAGAGCGTTGTATGGCTTCTTCTACTTGACCATACATTCCAGCACCGCCAGTTGAACCCAACATACCTTTGGCTTGTAGGGCTTCCATTGTCTGCGTTCTTAATTGTTCTTGTTCTGGTTGTTTTAATGCTAAATTCTGTTCATATAAATATTGTTGCATTTCGTATGGGTCAGCACCCATCGCAGCAGCTTGTTCTCTTGATAAGCCAGAACGAGCAAGTAAGGCATCATATTCTGCTTGTAACTCTGGAGATAGTTCTTGGGTAATCATCCTACCCTCGTAATCTACATCAGTAGTACCTAATGTACCAGTAGTAGACCAAGGTGAAGTCATTTCAGCAATCTTATCCATAAGAGCCATTTGTCGGTCATAGTCATCCCAAGCATAACCTACATTATTACCACCACCACCAAATCCACCTAAAGGGATGTTAATAGTGCTTGTTTTCCCTCTATTTCTCTGGGCGTGTGCATTTCTATCAGCCATAAAGTTTTTGTAAGCAGTATTTTTACTTACATTACCTCTACCACCTCTTCCAGAGCCAATACCACCACCAAACATTCCTACAGTTGGGTCAGCATCTGCTACTGGCACTCCTTTAGCATCAACTACTCTTGCCATTTCTCTATCTCCTTATTATTCTGTGCGTTTCCAAAAATAAACTACGATGTAGGGTTGTACTGTGGTACTTGTGTGAGTGTGTCCACTACCCCCACCTGTTGCACTGGTTGTATGGGTACTATCAGCACCACCACCAAAAGTAGCACCAGAACCGCCGCCAGAGCCAGTCTGTCTTGTGATAGTATGAGTATGTGATGGTATCTGAGAAGTTGTTAGTGTGGTACTTCCTGTGGT